TACCTCATACTCACCTAGCGAGGACTGCCAAGAGAATAAGGCTAATAAAACCATTAATACCTTTTTCAAGCCATTCTCCTTTCTTCAGAGGTTGTTTCTCAGGTTGTGGTTGTAAGTCAGGGTACTTATCCCACATATCTTTAGCATCTATGCCAATTAAGCCATCTATCGGACAGTATGTTCCTGCATTAGCCATCGCCCGAAACACCCTTTCATCTTGGCACAGAATACTGACAGCAGAAACTTTCATTCCCAAGTCGAATAAAAGCTTACTGAGCTTTAGTCTCTCGCAATTAAGGTCTCGGACTGTGAGACCACTACTCAATCCAAGTATCTGCGTTTGGACTGCACCTGATACACCTACGACACATAAATCACTATTACTAGCGTTTATTGATGGTGATATTGCTGAAGGTGGATTCGTTTTTACTGTCGTTGTGGTTGTTGTGTTGTTATCTACTGTGCTAGTTGCTTGTGTAACAATTGGGTCAGCCGCATAAACCATAACAGGAATAACCATAATAATCCAAAACGCGGCTACTATGCCTAATGCGATTGTATTGTTAATTTTTCTATCCATTTAACTTTTGGCTGTTGTCTTCAATTTTAAAATTACAAGAATACTCTATCTCTGCGTTAATCTTATCAACAGAGTCACCAGTTATCTTAGATGTATAGTTTAGCAACGCTATATACATATAGGGTATTTTCTGTGCTTCTATGTCTTGTAATTCAGCTTCTGTCATTTTGAATATGTGTAAGTTGAATCTCTATCTCCAAAAGATTCTATCATTGTGTTTTTTAATCTCATGGTCAGTTAAATATTTGTTTTTATCTCTTGCTTTTTTGCCAAGTGTTGGTCGTATGGTGTGTAAATTTTTCCATGAGTGGTCACCTTCTTTCTCTATTGCTTTTATATCTGTAAAAGTATGTTCAAAAGATGGCATATCTAAAAATTTATAAATCTTGTTTAATGTTTCTTGTGGTTTATTAACAAGGTTTTCATATTCAACTAGATGTAGACAATCAGAATAACTTGAAGAAAAAGTTTCTTTTAAGTTGTTAAAGGGTAATTCAAATATTTGTCCTCTATGCAAAGACTCATTAGGAATAAATTTTTCTCCACTATTTTCAAAGATTCGCATATACGAAGCTACAATCTCTGATACATCTCTTACTGTACAAATAATTTTTGGTTTTACTCCATAAATTTCTTCATACATTTTGATGTTATTTATATACTGCCAACTTCGCCTCTTATCAATAACTATTTTTTTATCTGTCAACTCATCAAAAAAAATATTTCCAATGTTTCTGAGGAAAGGAATTTTTAATTTTCTCATCTTGTCTGTATCAAGACCATCTATTTCATTATAGTTTGTGCTATCCCACATGGAATAGTTTCGCCATAAAAATTCTACAAATGTAGATGACGTTGTTGTATATAGTTTAGGGTTTTGATTTAACAACGCACTTAAAACTGTAGTGCCACTTCTAGGAAGTCCTGCGAGAATGTGTAATTTATCCATCTAAGGATTATGTTACATTATTCCGGCCACCACTCTCTGCTATCTCTATCATCTCCCCAATCTAAAGTGACATCACCTGATTTGATTGTTGTTGTTGTTGGTGGAACAGGCAAATCATCAAATGTAACACCATCGTTAGCCAACCATAAAACTCCATCTACTTGAGTAACATTCTCAGGATATTCTAATTCTTCTCCATCTTGATTTATAGTAGATTCTGTTACAGTAGCGTTGGAAGCTAACCAATTATCTCTTTCTGTTTTATATGAGTCTACTTCTGCTTTAGTAATATAATTTGCACAAACTTTAACTACACTTGTTCCTTTTTCTGCTTGTACTACGTGCATATCTACTGTACTGTAATCAATAATGCCATCACCATCTGCATCTCTTTCTATTGCTTTGTAATGTAAAGTTGTTGAAGAAGGCGCTCCACCACCATGTGTTACCTCTCCTCCACTTGCTACTTCAAGACTATGTACACAAAAGTCTAATGCTCCATCAGTATTCAATGTAACCCTTAATGTATCTTCAGAAGTAAATTTTCCTCCTTGTGTTCTAATTGCTGAAATTGTGTCTGCCATGTTTTACTCCTATGAAATTTGACCTGTATTACCTGCTAATGCACTTCCTGATGCTCCTGTAGAACCTGCTGAACCATTAGATGTGCCTGTTGAACCTGCCGCTCCTCCTGATGATGCATGTCGCATACCACCACCATAGTTAGAACCATCTCCAGTTGGACTACCCGGTGTACCATTTGTACCTGCTGTTGCTAAATTACCACCTGCTCCTCCTGCTCCACCATTTGCTCCTCCTGACGATGAACCTCCTCCTCCTGAGCCACCAGTAGTTGAACCACCATTTGAACCATTACCACCATTACCATACATGCCTGAGAATCCACTACCCCCATTTGCACCGCCGCCTCCTCCTCCTCCACCTGCCATGCGATGTGGGCTTTGAGTATATGAAGCTCCTCCTGCGCCTCCTCCTCCTCCATTTCCAACGAAGGTTGCAGTTCCTGCCGAGCCTCCTGCTCCACCTGAACCACCTGTTCGAGTTCCTGCTGTATCAAATATTACTGATAAATTGTTATCTCCTGTTTGCGAATGCTCAAATGCACTACCACCTGCTGAACCATTAGCACCATTTTGTCCTGAACCTGCCGAGCCTGAATGTGCCGCTCCCGCTGAACCCGCAGGATATGTTCCACCTTGATTAAAATGTACACCATCACCACCACCATTACCACCACCCGATGAAGGATTTGTAGAACTATCAGAACCTGATGAACCTGCTGAACCATTTGCTCCTACAATAGAGCCATTGTTAGTAATATTAATAGTTACACCACTTCCCCATCCTGTATCTGTTTTCATAGCAGGTGTTGAGCTACTACTTGAGCTAACTGTCACACCACCATTAATAGTTAATATAACTGGTGTGTTTTGGTCTCCACCTGCCGCTACTGCGGCTGTCTTAATGTTATAGTTACTTGTGTTAGATGAAATTGTCAATACTGTTGCCGCAACTGAGTCGTAGAAGTTACTAAACTTTTGCATACCCGAAGTTGCTACATTTGGATTAGCACCTTGAGGTACTTTATCACCACCACCATAGTATTCACTCATAGCGTGTGGAGCATCGCCACCAAACTCGGCAACGATTTCGGTCATTGCTAATTGTCCTGATGATTTGACTGCCATTATTTTTTCTCCAGTTTTTCTACTTTCGCAGTAAGCTCCTTTATTGCTTCAATTAATATTGAAGTTAATGCACCATAGTTTACACCTAAACTTTTTTCTTTGCTTTCTAATGTTGGTTTAATGCGTTTTACAGCTTCAGGCAATACCTCTTGTACATCCTCTGCTATAACACCTGCACTCTCTCTACCATCATGGTTATATTTAAAGCTAACACCTCTAAGTTGTTGCAGTTTTTCTAGTGCATTATCTATAATATTAACATCATGCTTTAATGCAATACTTGATGCTGTAGTAGTTGAATAAGCAATTACGTCACCATCAACGTGTAAGTCACCATCAGCTTCTAATCGCATCTCATTGTTGCCATTAACATACCAATCAGTTTGTGTATCTGCTGTGAATTTCATATAGTCACCTGCATCTGCACCAACCTTATTAGCACCCATTAGTAAATCACCTGTCATTGTTCCACCTGCTAATGGTACGGAATCTGCTTCCATGTATGTTCGTACAGTATCAACATTGGTCATTTTCATTGTTCCTGCATCGTTGATAAGGATGCCATCACCAGTTGCGAGTGCATCTGTACCTCTTGCTGTGCCACCATCTATTAGGTTTAACTCAGCAGGAGTTGTTGTTACAATTGTTCCATCAATTTCTAAATCTGTTAAATCAGGGGAGATTTGCGCTCCACCATCTAACAAGTTGTCAATTGTATCTAGGTTTGTATTTAACTTTCCACCCCAAGAGTCTGCCGATGCACCTACTTCCGGCTTAGTCAAGGAGTATGTTGCAGTTGTTGTATCAGCCATTATTACTCTCCATTATTAAAAAGTTCCTTTCCACACTCGGAGTTTATCAAAATCGCCACTAAGAATTTTTTTCTTCATGACATCTTTACGAGCTTCTGTATCACTCCATTTAACACCTTCTTCTTCACACCACATTTTAATGATGTGAATGGGTATTGACCCAACTAACCTACTTTCACCAGTTAGACCAACTTTTGCTTGATTCAGTTGCTCTACCCTTTGAAGTGCAGGTTCGTTATCGTATGTACTCTTGATAATTATTTTATCGTTTTTATTATCTAGATGTACTTGTTCTTTAATTTTCATAAACTATAATTTCGCATATCTTCTCTCTTGTAAGGTGGGGAGCTTAACTCAGACTCCCCATCTAAATGTTACCACAGAAAGTGTGGGGAGATTAAGGAGGACTCCCCACAACACTATTCTACCTCATTAAGAAGTTGAACAATCTGCAATCATGCCATTTGCTTTCTCATTTTTTGCAATGAGAGTCAACTCAGTCAATACTTGACGAGTCTCAGCATCACCAGTTTTAGCTAGTTCGACATTCTTTGTTGGTCTAAGAACACCTACTGCCCACATATCGTTTTGCATAATGAAAACGTCACGTGAACGATTTTCCCTAGTAGGTTGGAACTCAATAGTTCCCCAAGGTGTAACATAAACATCCAAAGACTTAACAACCTTCTCATCACCTGCCTGAACAGTTGAACGTTGGTTGTTATTACCTGTGAAAGCTAATGCCTTGTTCATCTGAAAAGCACTCAGATAAACAGTATCAGGTCTACCACCCTTCTCCCAAATGGACTGCATAGCCGCATCAAACTTAGTTTGATTGAATGCAGTTTGCGCTCCATCTGTACGAGCATTAGAACCAGTTCCGTTAGCGTGTGCGCCACCTGAACCCTTGTTCTGAATAGTAGAAGTGAACCAAACTGGCGCTCCTGCTAATTCACGAGCCGCAGAGTTTGAACCTGCTACCTGTGCGTTGTTATCGAACAAAGCTTTCTCGATGTCGAGTTTTTGCTCTTTTGCAATCTTCAAGACTTGGTATGCCATTTCTGCACCTCGACCTGCCTTATCTAAGCCTTGGTCAGTATCAGGAATAACTACTGCGTTCTTAAAGATTTGTGTGTAATTACCTAGACGAGTTGTTGCA